TCTAAACTCTGTATTATGTTCTAAATCTTTTTGAAATAATTCTAATTGAGTGCTGTGTTTATTAAGTTGTTCATTGATACCAAAATACGCCCACGTTCCAATTGCAACGAGCGCTATCAACGAGGCAACCGTCTTCATCGGCATTTGCACCTTAGCCTCTTCAGAAATTTTTAATGGTTTATTGCTCATTTGGTCCTATAAACTTGTCGCCCATTAGTTTTATATCAGGATTTTCTTTTTTGTAATTATCTTTAATTACATCCCAATGACTCTTGTCAGGCTTCTTGTTTTCAGGAATGATTATACCAGAACATTTTTGTACTAGCAATGCGAAGTTAGGATTACGTTGAATAGTGGGGTTATTGTTGACTTTTCCACACATTTTCATCAACTCTAGCTGTTGTTTTAGTTGTGCATTTTCTGTTTGCACCTCTCTAAATTCTTTTGTGCAGGCTGAACCTAAATATTTTCTCCATGTAAGTCTTATTGATTGATCATCACTAGGGCTGTTATAATTGTTAGTAGGATCGTAGTGTCTATACCTACTTTCATAGTCCCTTTGTTCGATTGATAAGCTAAGGTCGCCAGTACTGCAAGTATTAGTACCGTCATTGAGATACTCATTACGTGGGTATGCAGGTTTCATAAAACACAACAACACAAATAAAATTATTAATCCACCTGTAAAATAATAGTTCATCCTGGCTATCTCCATGCATTACCTACTTAAATCCTTAATATCATAACTGTTTTCTCTAACTTGGTCTGCTAATTGTCTGTATAAATTTTCTGCCATCTGCCATGTTGCTTCAGCAGAAGATAGTCTTGTATTTATTTCTGATATATTTTTTTGAACTTGTTTGAGATCTCGTTGGAGATTTATAATTTCTTGCTCGGATGCATTAATAGTATCTGTAAGATTAACAACATAACGGACACCTGTAAATGTCCCCACTAAAACTGAGGCCACTATCGGCACCATTACTATATTTTTCTTTAACAGATCTACTATATTCATAAGGCATTTTTATTTTTTGAAAGTATAATATATTATTTGTCTTCTATTTTGTAGAACATTTTGTCAGTATCTTCCGTAACCCAATCTTTATTTTCCACATTCCATTCCGTAGTTTGGACTTTATAATCCGGCACGTCAGAGTTAACGGTGAAATTACTAATATTCCAAAGTATCCTATTATTAGGCTGGATTGCATAATTACCGTTATCAAGTGCAAGAACGTGCCCACACTTGTGTTCATGAGGAATTTCACTGTGTTCAACGTCCAGGATATTGGTTTCAGGATGGCCCCAATCAATAGTGAAAAGGTACTCACCAAAATATTCTTTTTTATCTTTTCCGAAATATTTACCTCTTTGTGATTCTAAAAAATTAAAGCTATGCACACTAGGATAATAGCTGAAACTGTTCCACAGTTGAAGCTTGTCCGTTGACATATCAGGCACATTGGCACGGTCATGCGATTTTTGGAAAAACGCACTGATAGGCAATCGAAAAAAGACTGCACCGTTTGGTAACATGATGTGAAACAATGTTGCGGCTCCTGCCATACTTGTAAGGCCAAAGACCACACACTCTTCACTTTCTCCATGATTTTTTGTAAAGTCATAAAGATACTCCTTCCGTACTTGACAATAAATGGGTGGTATATCTGCGTTTAAATATGCCATTACTTAATATCGCCCCAATTATCTCCTTGTTCATAATCCACTTTGTTTGGAACTTTTAACTCTACTGCTGACTCCATTATCTCAATAATCTTTTCTGCTTTTTCTGGAGATTCAACAGAGATATCCACTTCATCGTGAATTTGTATGTGTGGTATTATACCATTTTCATATAAAGCTACCATACTTTTTTTAGTCATATCTGCTGCACTTCCTTGTATTAATTTATTTAATGCTTTGTAAGTAAACGCACGTTTTAATGGTTCATCATATTCTTTTCGTGCTAACTCCAAAGGTAAAGGTTTAAATACACCAAACTGCACTGGTTGCCAAAGATCGAAATGACACGCTCGACCAAGTAAAGTTCTAATTTTACCTCTATCATTTGCTTTACGAGATACATTATCCATGAGTTGTTTTACAAACGGAGCTTTAGTGTGATACTGTCTTATTAATTTTTCAGCAGACTCTTTCATTAATCCTAACTCTGCCATTAATTTATTTTTACCCATGCCATACATCAAACCTAAATTAATAGTCTTAGCTTGTTTTCTTTTTATGCCTGCCATGTCGGCCACGACCTGGTGGAAATCTGCGTCTCCGGCCTTGTATGCGTCTACAATTTCATCAACTCCCTCTAAATTTTGTAGTTTTGCGTAATGCACTAAAATTCTAGGTTCTTGTTGTGAGTAGTCAAACGATCCCCATTTGTGTTTTTCTTCTGGAATAAATATAGATCTAATCATTGGACCAAGTTCAGGATGTCTTGCGGGAATCTGTTGTAAATTTGGATTGCTCATAGAAAATCTTCCTGTAACTGTACCACCTTGATCTGATCTAATTTGATTTATGTCTGCATGTATTCTACCATTGACTGCATGTTTTGTTATTGAATCTATAAAAGTTGTATGTGCTTTGTTTATCTCTCTTGCATCTGCAATAGATCTACCAAGTTCGTGTGGGTGATTTTGTAAAAAGTTTTTTGTAAAGCTTGGCTCTTTACTTTTTTCTGTTCTGTCGTATGGTAATCCTAATTTATCGAATGCTTTTGCAATACTTCTTGCTGCATGTATCTCTACTTCAATTCCTGTTAAACCTTTGATTTTATTAATAATTTTGTTTTCTCGTTCTATAAGATTTTTTTTCAAATTCGCTGCATGTTCTAAATCTACACGCACACCTTTAAATCTCATGTCAACTAGACACGGAAATAATTTTGTCTCCAGGTTAAATACATCCCACAACTCTTGTTGATATAATTCTGTTTCTAATTTTTCCCACAACTTTAATGTTGCTTCTGCATCACGCTCTGCATACTGTCCAACAAACAACGCAGGCAATCTCCACAAATCTTTTTTAGCATCAAGTCCATAATCTTTTGCTGCTTCTAATAAAATTTTTTCATCTTTACCAATACCAACATAGTATTTTGCTAATGTATTTAATTGATAGGATAGTCTGTTTTCGTCAATTAGACTGGCTGCAATCATTGTGTCAACAATGTGGCCTTTTATAGACAAGCCCTCTTTGCGTAACCAGCACACATCATACATTGCATTGTGAAATATAAAGGTAGTATCTGTTTGATTTAATATGTTTTGGAGCCATGAAAATACAAGTTTTTTATCCATATTTCCACCTTGCTCATGATGTACCGGAAAATATCCGGACCAGCCCTCTACGGCCACCGCAATGCCAGCAATGTGCCCTTCTCCAGCCACATTACCAGACCCTGTCTCTTTTAGATTAGGATCATTAGTTTCTAAGTCTATTGCTATTTTTTTATAGCCTTTGAGGTCTTTTAATTCTTCTGGCATTACCCATTCCGTTTCAGGACTAAACAACGGAATTTGTGTGCTTCTCACGAGTAATCCCTTTCAAGAATCATTTCTAAATAATGTATTGCCTTCTTCACATCTTCCTCTTTTCCTTTTACCGAATGACGACAAATGTATTTTATAGCGTTGCCTTCCGCAAAAAGCAACTTGTTTTCGTTTATAAAATGTGCTGGTTGAATTTTCATATTTTGATAGTGTTTTCCACCGACCTGTTTTTCTAGTGAGTCATACGTAGACCCTTTAAATAAATCTTTGTGTGTCATATTATATAAGCTCGATCAAAACTTTTAGGATCTAACACATGCAATTCACGCTTCGCTCTTGTCGCTCCAGTATAAAATAATCTGTGCAATTCATCTGGGTCATGACTAAATGTTTCTAACGCTGCATTAGTTAAGTCCTGCATAAGTAAAACTTTGTCAGCTTCTCCTCCTTTCGCTCCATGTATTGTTGACATTATTATACGAGGATTTTTATTTAACGTCTCACCGTTCGCCCTCATGTTACGAATGTAAGTTTCTGTAATTGGATCTAACCCTTCAAATGCTTCAAACCAAACATTGTCTGTAATTAATCCATAATCTTTTTGACATTCTTTTAAAGTATATTTTTCTTCTGAGTGTAAAGTTTTACCTTTTTGAAATCCAGGCAACACATTTGTTCCTAAATATTCATATATATTTTTTATTTCTAAAGTATTTAAATGACAACCTTTACGCCAAGATTCCCAATTATTAATTGCTAACAATAATTTTAAAGGTATAGAATTAATTCCTTTGTATTGATAATACCAACCTCGTAACTCACAAACTTCTTTTACATTGTTTAAAAAATGATTAGCTGATGATAGTATTAGCCAGTTACCCTCTGACATGTCTACCTGCGTAATGTCAGAATATCTTTTAAGTATACCTACTTCAGCTCTAGGTTTATATTGTTTGTCAAATCTGTTTTGTACTTTGCCAATAATTTTTTGTGACAATTCGTGTATAGGTCCACCAGGTATACGATAGGATTGATCTAATGTTTGTATGTCGTCTACTTCTTCTTTCAATGCAATAAAATGATCTACATCTGCACCAGCCCACTTAAATATAGCTTGATCATCATCACCTGCTATGTAAGTTTTTTCTGCACGATTCCATATTTTTCTTACCATGTCCCATTGTAACAAAGACAAGTCTTGTGCTTCATCAATAAACAAAACCTCAAACTTATTGTGAGATTCTTTATCAATAAATTGCTCTAATAAATCTGTAAAATCTTTCAAACCTTTTTCTTTTTTGTATTTTTTTAACTCTTCAGCTAATAGATACAATGTATTTCTCTCTATGTCTAATATGTTTTGCCTAGAGTCATAGTACTCTAATAAATCCATACGTTTTACACGAGCTGTATTTATAATTGTAAGATACTCATTGTCAGAATTAAATGTACCATCTTCCATAGAATATTTTGCAGTCTTAATTGGTATGCCACATTTCTGACCAAATTCTTTATAGTCCTCATGACCCATCATTTTTTCTTTGGTCATGCCTAATTGATTAAATGCGTATGAATGTAAAGTTCTAAAAAAAGGTAAATCGTTTTCTATATCTAATCCAAATTTTTCAGATGCACGAGTGGCTGCCTCTGTTGCAGCTTTTTTAGTAAACGAAAAATATCCAATTTGTTTAGGCCTTATCCCATTTTGTATGAATTCGTCGACTAAGTTTAACAACGTTGTTGTCTTTCCCGTTCCTGGTGGACCTAGTATTATTGTTTTCATATTTTTTTAACTTCCTTTCTGCTATTTGTAGCTGCACTTGTGTTAATTCTAATTCTTCTGTTAGCTCTTGTATTATTAATCTAAATCTTAAATGCCAGTTTTTACCTACATCTCTGTCATAAGTTTTTGACATTAAAATACCTCTTCTTGATATTGTACTTTAGATACACTTGCTTCTATTTTTTTCATTGTTTTAATTTTTACTACTCTTGGCTGTTGTGATTTAATTCTTAATCTTGTTTCTTCTACAAATACATCGTCTAATCTTTTTAATAAATTACCTGTTTTAATTTTATCCATGTCCCAATTGTTTTTCTTTAAAAAACTATAAAAGTCTTCCATTCTAAAATATGTAAATTCTCTAGTATCGTCTGTGTATGGTAACTTATTAAATATATCATCCATTGTTCTTGCTGACTGTCTGTTAGTTGTCCAATCTTGTAGTAGTCCTGTTAATTCATTTGTAGGATCTAAAGATTCTAAAGGTTCTACTTCTTGTAAGTTAGTCATCATTGGTTTTAAAAAATGTTGTTTCCAATCTTTTGGTTTTGGTATTGGTACAATTAAGTTAGCTTGATCTAAACATGCTAACGCAAATAAATTTGGACTGTAAAGTTGTTCTGTTTTTAATTCGATCCGCGCTTCTCCTACATCTAAAAACCATTGTGGTGGATTAGAAGTGTACTTAGTCAAACTACCAAGTACAGGCATCTCCTCCTCACCATACCCAACACCAAATCTTTTTGTTCTACACAATCCAGATTGACATACAGAATTTATAGGTGCATCTTTACATCTATATTTGTCGTAGCCTTTTCTATTTACAGATTTAATTAATTGTTGAACTTCATTATTACTCAGTGGTGGGTCCATGTGTTTTAAATTTGCTTCCACTATCTTATCCTCCCAAGTATCTGGTTGAGATTGTTTGTAAAACACTGCAATGTTAAACAATGCATTGTTTCTAGATCCTTGTCCAAATCCTATTGATGCAAGTTTATTTAAACAAGGTGGTCCTAGTGGAAAGGCCTCTTCTCTTTTTTCAGTTGTGATTTGTATTCCTTCAACATCTCCTCTGGTGCAACTATATTTATCATACGCAATATAAAATTGCTCAAGTGTAAGAGCATCACCGTTATCATCAAACGCATATCTTAGTCCTTTCGTGTTATTATAGTAGGGTAAATTTAAAAAGTTACCTGTGTCCCCACGTTCCACAAGTATCTCTGTTTGTTTAGGAAAGATTTCTGAACCTTCATATCCTAAAGTTTTTGCAAATTGTTTTAATTTTGATTGCATCAAAGATGCAGGAATGTTTTCTTTTGTAAATAAAAATACGTGTGCGCCGCCTGACTTACTACGGCAAACTATTAATGGGAGATTAAGTTTACGTATACTTTGTATGAGGCTAAGATGATCAAAGTTATATTCGTCAATATCAATGCAGCCCCACCTGCAATCATTGTTTTGTGTAATAGGGATGATACCAAGTGCCGGGCCTTTTCCTTCGAGGTGGTCTGACCATAAAGAGTCGCGAACGTCCCCCCGACAAATAAAAGCCTTACCTTTTTGTTTTCCGTTCTCTCCTCGCTCACCGGGTTGGTATTGTCCATAAGCGATATCTAATCCT